GGGTTTTTCATTCTAGGAGATCCACCAATGAGCTTTTTCCATGGCGTCACGGTAACGAATGTGGACGTGGGCGCGCGGACCATTGCTTTGCCCTCCAGCTCGATCATCGGTCTGTGTGACGTGTTTACTCCGGGAGCTGGAGCGACCGCCAAGCCGAACGTGCCGGTCCTGATCAGCAGCAAGAAGGAAGCGGCAGCGGCGTTCGGGATCGGTTCGCCGATCTACGCTGCGTGCGAGGCCATCTACATGCGCGCCCAAGCTGTCATCGTGGCGGTCGGTGTGGAAGCGGCGGGCACGCCCGAAGAGCAGGCCAGCGCGATCATCGGCGGCATCAACAGTACCGGCGAGCGTACCGGCCTGGAGGCGCTGCTGGACGGCAAATCGCGTTTCAACGCTCAGCCGCGGCTGTTGATTGCGCCTGGGCATTCCGCACGGCAGGCAGTGGCCAGTGCGATGGACGCCCTGGCCGGCCGCATGCGGGCAATCGGGATCATCGACGGCCCGGGCAAGGATGATGAGACCGCCATCGCCTACGCCGCCAACTTCGGCAGCAAGCGCCTGTACATGGTCGATCCGGGGGTGCAGGTCTGGAACACCGAGACCAGCAGCACCACCGACGCTCCGGCCTCGGCCTGGGTGGCGGGTCTGTTCGCCTGGACCGATGCCGAGTATGGATTCTGGGCCAGCCCCTCGAATAAGGAGTTCGTCGGGATCACGGGCACCACGCGGCCCATCGAGTATCTGGACGGCGACCCGACCTGCCGAGCCAACCTGCTGAACAATGCCAACATCACCACGATCATCCGCGATGACGGCTACCGCCTGTGGGGCAACCGCACCTTGTCTTCGGATGCGAAGTGGGCATTCGTCACCCGCGTGCGGACGATGGATATCGTGATGGACGCGATCCTGGCAGGGCACAAGTGGGCGGTCGACCGCTCGATCACCAAGACCTATGTGTCTGACGTGACCGAGGGGTTGGAGTCCTTCATGCGCGACCTGAAGAACCAGGGCGCGGTCATCAACTTCGAGGTCTACGCCGACCCCGACCTGAATACGGCCAGCCAGCTCTCCCAAGGCAAAGTGTATTGGAACATCCGATTCACCGACGTTCCGCCGGCCGAGAACCCCAACTTCCGCGTCGAAGTCACCGACCAGTGGCTGACCGAAGTCCTCGACGCAGCATAAGGAGCGCGCGCAATGGCAATGATTCCGCAGGTACTGACCAATACCAACCTGTTCATCGACGGTATCAGCTTCCAGGGCGATGTGCCGTCGTTGACCCTGCCCAAGGTCACCGTGAAGACCGACGAGTTCCGCGCCGGCGGCATGGATGGCTCCATCGACATGGACATGGGGCTGGAGCGCATGGAGTCGTCGTTCACCACCAACGGGGTGCGGCGCGAGGCGCTGAACTTCTTCGGCCTGGCCGATGGCACCGCGTTCCGTGGCGTCTTTCGCGGCTCCTTCAAGGCGCAGAAAGGCAAGGTAACGGCGGCGGTCGCGACGATCCGCGGCACCCTCAAGGAAGTTGATCCGGGCGACTGGAAGGCCGGCGACAAGGCCGAATTCAAGTATTCGGTGGGCGTCACCTACTACAAGCTCGAAGTCGACGGCCGCGTGGTCTTCGAAATCGATCCCTTGGCGCCGTTGCGGGTTATCAACGGTGTCGACCAATTGGCTGAAACGCGCGCAGCGCTGGGCATTTAAGGAGTGAGTATGAAAGAGAAAACCCCCGCGTGGTTGGAATTGCGTGCCACCGGCGCCACGGTCAGCTTGCGTTCCACGGCCGAGGTCAACGGCGTGAAGGTCGACAAGCTGACCCTTCGCGCGCCGACAGTCCGTGACATCCTGGCGTCGGAAGAGCAGGGCGCTGAGACAGAGGCACAGCGCGAGCTGGCCCTGTTCTCGACCCTGGCCGAGGTTGGCCGAAAGGATCTGGAGGGGCTGACCATGGTCGATTACCGGCGCTTGCAAACCGCCTACTTTCGCCTGGTGCAGGACGACGGGGTATAGCGTTCAGCACCACAAGCGCATGGCCAGGCGTCTGGCGGCGGAGTTCCATTTCTCCGTCGCCGATATCGAGGCCATGCCGTTGGCTCGCATGATCTGGTGGCTCAGTGACTGAGCCACTTTCAACCGACAGAGAATCCTATGGCGTCCAATCAACTCTCCCTCGGGCTGCTGATCGGCGGCGCCGTGAGCGGTTCGCTGAATGCAGCATTCCGCACCGTCGAGGGCAGTATCGACCAGCTCCAGGCCAAAGGGCGGGAGCTGGATCTGTTCAAGGCCCAGACCAAGGCGGCGTTGGAGTTGGGCAACACACAGCGCCGCAGCACCTTGCGGGCCTATGGCGAGCAGCAGAGGGTCGGCGCGGCGCTGGAGTCTCAGCATGCAGCAGCCACCGCCCGGCTGGCATCGCTCAATCGCGAGTTGGCCGCGGCGGATCAGGCTCGGACCCGGCGACTGGCTACGCAGTCGACGGAAATGGACCGCCTGCGCTACCTCCAGTGGCAGCTCGCACAAGAGGCCAACCGGCAAGCCGAGGGCGGCAACAAGGGGGAGGCGAAGCGGTTGCGGGGCCAGGCTCAGGCGGCGGCCGAACTGTACAAGCAACGCCAAGCCCAGGCGGCGGCCGACAACAAGGCCGACGCGGAAAAGGTCCGGGGGATTCAGCGCCGGATCGAGGTGGCGCAGCGTGAAGCCCAGCAAGCCAAGCGCAGCCTGGCGGACCAGCAAACGGAAATGGGCCGGCTGCGTAACGTGCTGCGAGACAACGCCAGGGAGGCGGGGCGACTCGGCGATGCCTTCCGCCAGGCCGCCCGCGAGGCGCAGGGCATCAAGCTCCAAGCCAGCGGCATGGCTCGCCTGGAGGCCGGGAAGTCCGGTATGCGCTCGACGGTCGGCCAGGCGGTCGCCGGTACTGCCGCTCTGGCTGTGCCTACGAAGATCAGCGCGGACTACCAGGCAATCGTTCGGGATATCGCGATCAAGGCTGGGGTGGCCGGTTCCGCTGAAGAGCGGGATCTGTCGCGCACGGTCATTACCACTTCCCGCGACACCGGGATGGCGCGCAACGAAGTGGCCGATGTGATCAACCAATTGGTCAGCGCGGGCATGGATCTGGACGTGGCGTCGGGGTTCTCTCCGGTCGCGGCCAAGTTCGTGGTGGGGCAAGGCGCGGGCGGCGTGGATACCGCGAGGATGATGCAGGCGCTCCAGCAGAACGCGAAGATCTCCGATCCCAGGGTGATGGAGAAAGCACTGGAGGCTATCGCCTTCCAGGGCCAGGCCGGCTCGTTCGAGGCCAGTGACATGGCCCGATGGTTTCCCCAACTGCTCGCGGAAATGGGCAAGCTGGAGATCTTCGGCATGGATGCCGTCACGCAACTGGGCTCGATGCTTCAGGTGCAAATGAAGACCGCCGGCGGTGCCGATGAGGCGGCCAACAACCTGAAGAACTGGATGGCCAAGATCGGCTCCAGCGATGTTGTGCGAGCCTACCAGAAGGCTGGCATCGACTATCAAGGCTCGCTCAATACTGGCTTGCAAAGCGGAATGTCGACGCTGGAAGCCAGCTTTGCATTGGCCCAGCAGTACATCCAGCGCACCGATCCAGCCAAGGCCAAGAAGATGGCCGAGGCAACCGCAGCCATCAGCAAGGAGGCGGACCCGGCCAAGGCCAGGGCGATGATGGAGGCCCTGGAGCAGACACTGCGCACCGGCGATATCTTCGCGGATATGCAGGTCAAGGCGGCTCTCACCGCCTACACGCAGAACAAGGCGCTGTACGAGTCGCTGAAGAGGGAATCGGCATCGGCCACAGGCATTCTGGACCAGAACCTGAGAGAGCGTCGGGAGGCCTCAGCCCAGCGCTGGGCTGAAGTCGCCCAGGCCGCGAACGAAGGGATGCGGGCGGTTGGTGACGCGATTCGTCCGATGACTGATGCGGCGGCCGACGCCTTGCGGCCATTGTTCCAGGGGCTTACTCGACTCACCGATGCGGCACCTGGGGTAACTGCCGGAGTCGTGGGCGTCGGTGCCGCGTTGGTCGTGCTCCGGGGGATAGTCAACGCCTGGAGGATTGGCCGTGGCCTGATGGATATTGCCCGGGGCCGCTCGATGATGGGCAATCCGAATATCGTTCAACGTGTGTTCGTGACCAACCCCGGCGCCGGCGGCTTGGGTGGTGATGTGGGCGGTGGTTCTGGTCGGCGTGGCCGGGCAGGTGGTGGTCGCAGTGGGCGCCTCGGCGCCGCAGGGCGCG